ATCCGCCTGAGCCTGTGCCATCATCATTTGTACGGCAGGATCTGGGCCTTGTTGCTGAGGCTGTGCAAGTGCAGCATCAACCTCTGGTGTTACTTGCTTGAAGAACTCAGCCGAATCTGCAAAGCCTGCTGCCTCAATCAACTTTCCGAGCGTCGCACGATATTGCGAGACAGACACTAAAGGATTGTTCGGGCCGTACGCTTGAATGATCTGCTCTTGCTTTGCAAGAACCATCGAGAGCATCGCCATCTTTTGCTCGATGTTCCCCGTACCAAGTCCGACATTCACTGTGCAATCGTACTGGTTCGACCACTCTCGCGGGTCGTACTGAACATACTGGCCGCGCATCCGAATGATGACTGCTTTGTCCTGGTACTTGCATAAAAGATGTAATAACCCTTTGAATAAGTCTTTTACACCTGTTTCAGAGAAGATCCTAGCGACTAATTCGATCTTTCCTTGTGAGGCTTGCGTAAGGGCTGCAATGGCCGCAGCAGTCACGTTCTGTAGGATGTTGGGGTCTAACCCTTGGGAAGCCTCTGTAACGCCCGTACGTTTGGCTTGGATCGAATCCAGGTACTCCATGAACGGGAATACCTGTTGAGCAACAGGATTAACCTGGATGGGAACAAGTGCGCCAGGGTTCTTCATCCTAACCACACCACCAGGCGTAACGCTTAAGAGATCATCGAGGTTGACCTGGCCTTCAACTGCTCCCATACGAGAGTTGTTCTGTAGGTACAGGTTATCAAGCATCTGCCTCGTTAGAGTAGTCTTGATAAGCTGGAGATCAACTGTACGGTCAGCAGGGCAATCCCCAAAAAACCTATGAGGAATCGGAATAGGACAGAGGGTGTAAAACGGCACATAGTCGGTTTCTTCATTGCTTAGGATTTCATTCCCCGAAAAGTGAACCCGTCTTAATTCTGCAATTCCATCTCCGTCGTAGTCAGTCTTTAGGTAGCACTCAAACACTTCAACCGTCTGCATGGACTTGTCGAGACTTGGCTCCATGTAAGGCTGCTCGTCACGGTTGTATCGAGCAATGTACTCAGCAGAAAACTCAAGATCGTTGTAGACAGGCAGGTTCATCACGATCTCTGCATCAAACCCCATCGCAACTAAATCAGACCTTGTGATGAGTTTTCTATGCGCGACGAAAGGTGTATCTCTTACGGTCTTACCTGCCTTAGAGATCAAGAATTCTTCGGGAGGCACATTCTCGATCTTGATCTTTCCGGCCTTGGTTTTCTTCATCAGCGCAACGTTATGAACGCGCATCACTTGGCCGTCAATATCCTGCTCAACCGTCTCTTGTGCTGCGATCTCCATCGTGCCATCAGACATGATGAGAGCTAATTCGTCGTCGGTAAGGTTTGCGTACTGCTCTTTAGTGACGCTTATCGAGTCATCCCAGTAGGCTTTGATAACCCCAACCTTCTGAAGGATCGCGTCCTTAAACCAGTCGTGCATGATCGAGATGCCTGGGTTCTGCTTCATCAGCACCCAGTTTGTGTACTCAGTAGCTTGTTGGGCTAGCGGTTCATCGCCTGGGCCTACAGGCTCGAATACACCGATCTGGTCAGCAGACGTAAACAAACGCATGAGAGGCGGAAGCATCCCGTCTACCGCTTCTGCAACCTCTCCGGTTACGATCTGGCTGCGACCCTCTACCTCGTTCCCGTAGGGATCACGCATGTAGGCAGTGAGCGCGTTCTTGCGCTGCTCGACCGTCTCGGTCTCAAGAAAGCCTATGGCGTTGTCGATTTCGCCTTGAAGTATTGCTTTAAGTCTACCGTCGTCCATTACACCACCCAGCTTACGTTAGGTTTCAGAGGCTTTGACCAAGATGTTGTCTCAGACATACCAACTGCTAAATACCGAAATGCGTCAGAAGCATGAGATGCCCAGTCGTGAAGAGGCTTATCCCAATAAACTTGACGCTTATCGTCGTATTGTCGCCGATAATTCCTTAGTGCGTCCACTCCACGCTTAGTCTTGGAGTCGAACCAACAATAAGGAATAAGCCTTCTCACGGCCTGTATCCCATCGTCAACACCCATTCTCGGCACAATCGTGATGTTTAGCCCTGCTTCTTGCAGGAGTTCTAGCCTAGATCGTCCTGAGCCTAACTCCCTGACTTGCACATCGTGAGGCAGTAACTGCTCGGCAAGTTCGTAGTGATTCGTTCTCAGCCAGTTCACGTACCAATCGAGCCCCTGACCGTGGTTCTCTACAAAGTCAATGAGCCGCGTCTCTAATCCCACTCTTTGACAAACCCAGATTGCAGTGGAGTCGCCTATGCCTAAGTCCCAGGCTGCGTAAGTCTTAGCTAATCCGTCTACAGGGATGTCATGGAATCGCTCAGACGGTAGCTCATTGAGAAGTTGTCCGTAGTAACTCCCCTCGATTGCTGAGTCAAAGGAACACTCAAACTCTTGCAGGTACTTGTCGTCTCCCATTTCAGACTTGGCTGCGTCGAGTTCAGCCTGAGGGATAAGACCTGTCTCGGATGCTCGGAACTCAAGCAGTGCCCAATCGTTATGCTGCTCTGCATGGTCTCTCAGGGTCTTAAAGTGGTTGTTTCCCTTTGGGGTTCCGAGGAATAACGCCCATCCCATCCTATCTGACAGTGCCGGACGAACCACTTCCGACCAAATTTTAGGGTTCTGGTCGCCAAATTCGTCGAATACAACCCCGTCAAAATACTGTCCTCTAAGAGAGTCTGGGTTATCAGACCCTGCAAGTTGGATGCGTCTACCCCAGAAATCAACCCTAAGTTCTGCAATATTCGCGGTGGCGTTAAGGGGCTCGGTAAACTTGAGGAGGTAATCCCAGATGACTCGCTTGGTCTGAGAGTAGGTAGGCCCAATAAACGCATATCTTGGAGCCTCCTTCGTATTCTCTATCGCTGCCCTAATGAGATGGTTGACAGCGGAGACTGATTTCCCCATACGACGGTGAGCCACAACGACTCCGAATCGCTTGTCTGCAAGCGCATGGTGTATCTGTAGCTGTTGCGCTCGCGGTGCATACGGAATGACTATTCTGGTTGCGCCCATGTCACTTGTAAAGCAACTGGTTGCCCGTCCTGACCTGTTACCTCTGTTCTTGCCAACTTAGGTATGTGGTACTCGATAGCCCTCAAGTAAATATCGCAAGCCTTTTCTGGGCTTTTCTGTGCTACTTCGTCTAGCCACATAGCAAAACGAGGTGCGTTTAGTTCTGCCATCTTAGCGATAGCCTCTCTCACCGCAGCAGTGCTCTTGTTAGGCACTCCCTTGGCCCTACCCATGCCAGCAGCAGGAGGTAGCTTTCTATCAGCATCTTGCAATAGTTTGTTGTCCATATGTTGTTACTGTGCAACACCTAACAACCCTGATCGTCTTAGCTCTTCTTCGTCTATGACTACAGGCCTTCCGTTTACTTCCATGATCTTTAGTTTACTTTCTTCTCCTGGGAATACGACAAAGTTACTTGTACCGCCTTTAGTACGAGAGCCTTGATCTAAATAACGTATTCCAGGGACACCTAGCTTTTGAAGAACGGCAGATTGATCTGCTTGTGTTTTCCCTTGTACATAGTTTTTCATGGCATTAGCACCGCTAATACCTTTTTCCACATTTGCGTCAAACGACTTTGCAATATCAGCATCATTAATTTGACTTCTGATAATACTTAAGACTTCTGGCTGATTCTTGATTGGTTTATCCCAATCTAGCATCTTTGCTATTTGTTCGTCTGGTAGGTCTACTGTGTAGAGAGAACCAGAAAATTCTTTATACTGGCCTGACTTAATTGCGCTTATTGCTTTTTCTATTTGATCTCGTGTATGGCCCGAAAAGGTTGTTTCTCCGACTGGAGGCAAAATGCTTTGCAAATGAGATAAAGCCTTTTTCTCGCTTCCATTAGACGAAACAGTATCAGCCGCCATCCTTATAGGATCATTAGACAAATAACCGCCGGCTGACTGATAAGATTTAGCCACAGCAGGATTCTCAGCAAGGTACAACCCATGCCCGTAAGCCTGTGCGCCCTCGCCTGTTCCGACCTTGCTTGCGTCGAACTTACTGAACTTATGCGGAGAACCATGAAACACAGTAAGCGGACTCAACAGACTTCCTGCTCGCTGTGCGCTTGCCATCGTTGACGCTGCGGCAAAAGGAAGCATAGACCCGTACAGTTGACTAGCGACACTTGCTTGTTCACCTAGTCTGTAAGCATCAGACATCTGCTGTGCTTGTGGATCCATTACCGAATACGTCGGGTTCCTACCTGTAAACCCTAGTAGACCCTGCGCTACAGGACTTGTCTGCCCGTACCCTGGAAGCGAACTCACACCTCTCGGCAACTGTTCCGGCAGCGGAGGCAAAAACTTCTCTTCGTCTAGCAGACCCTTTCTGCGCTTCACCATTTCACCTTATTAGCCCAGTACGCAGCAGACATCTTGCCTTTTGCAATATTGGCTGCATGGCGGGCCTTAAAAGACTCATTTCTTGGGGAGCCTTCAGGGGAACCCTTTACGCCTTGCTGCCCGAAACGGATCAGTTTTACCTCATCACCGCTTTTAGCCAAGACAGCATGGCTTTTAGTGGGGTGTCCTGGTGTTTTCTTAGGCTTGTTGTAGCCTGAAAACGTCTCTGATCCGCGCTTAATCATTTCTTCTTAGCTTTGCCAGCTTGAGATAGGGCAATCGCTACCGCCTGTTTCTGGCTCTTGACAACTGGCCCACCTTTGCCTGAGTGGAGTTGTCCTTTGCCGAACTCGGTCATAACCTTGGAGATTTTCTTTTCAGCCTTGGTCTTTTTCATTTCTTCCTCGCTGCTCTCATGTTATCCACAAGATTTGGGTAGGGTCTGCCAGCAGATGCGGCCATAGCCTTAGCGGACTTCTTCTCAGACTTGGAAAGAGGTTCACTCTTCCCCAGTTTCTTCGGTCTCGCCTTCTCCCATATCGCCTTCTTCATCGCCCATCTCCCAAGAAGCGCAAGACTTATCTGGCGCACACATAAAGTTCCACTGATGACAGTAACCAACACCATCTGGCAGGCAATCTTCCATGTCCATGTCGAAGTATTCGCAATTACCGCAACGTCTCTCTTTGGCCTGACTCGCAGAGATACGCCACTTTGCGCCTAAATCCCGCCAGAATTGCGTATCACCCTCTCGTTCAGGGCCATACATTGCCTTCTCTTTTGCGATTGCCTTGTTCTCTTCGTTCAAAGCCTCGTCTTGTGTTGGAAGCGGACAACTCTCGTCCTTTCCTTCCTTGATGACAATCATTACCTTCGGGGAAAGCAAGCCTTTCATTTCTTTTCCTTGGGTTGTAAAGGAATGCCTACTTTCCTGTCATACCTGATGGGTACAGGAGGCACTTTTAGCTTGTAGGGAGACGGTAATGCTTTGCTATCCCTGGTTCGTTTTTCCACAGCCATGCTGCTGCCTCCTTAATGTTCTTGGAGTCGTCCTTTCCAACACTTTGACTTCCTGCGTGGTGAACGTAACTCCTTGAAACAAAATGCTTAAAGTCACATACCGTAAGTGTATGACAAAAGACGTTGTCTGAAAACCAGTTGATGGGAGGAAACCTGACTGCTTGGAAGGCTTCCTTCGTGATGTAAGCAAAGATTGGCGCAATGACGCTCGTCTCTTTGATCGTCTGTTCTTCTGCCCACTTCATCCCGTTTCTTGCACCACCCTCGAACCGGATATTCTGGGCCTCTAAGATATTGTCAGACCTCGCCCCCAAAACCCCGATCTTATGTCCCGCCTTCTGTAGATGCTCGGCATCCTCTAGTAGAAGTCTATAGGAGTCTGGAGTCAGGCAGATGTCGTCGTTGGCAATAATGACTGCATCGTGTGAACTAAATGCGTCGTCCATGATCCGGTTGTAGGCATCACCAAAATTACCCGCCGAGTTGAGTACCCACTTGTAAATTCGTTCGTCCATTGTCTCGGCCCGACTCGACAAATAAATAGGCGCTTCTTTGGCGTATGTTTTGATGCTTGACAACGTGATTTCAAGACTTGGACTCCCTACCGTACAAATCAAAATCGGAACTTTTTTCATACTCCGCCATCCTATGGTGGGCTACCACCTGAAAGTATTTGTTATCCATGAGGTTTTCTGTACACACATTGACCTCTAACCCGTTTCTGTCCGCAATGATCGGGAACGACAACTGATCTTGTAGCGTCCACTTCATCATCTCGATCCACCAGTCTTGATTAGCCTGGGGATTGATGTAGCTCCGCTTCCAACATAGAACCCCACCAGCAATAAGACCTGAGTCCTCCGGCCAGCCTTGTTCCCGATAGTGCTCGACCTGAGCCAAGATAGGTTGATCTCGATACTTGACCATATCCCAACACTCTCCAGCCTCTTGGTAGATACAAGTTCGCCAAGGATGTTGGAATGCTGCCATCGTATCTCCGGCCTGGTCGATCATGTAAGCCACAAACTCAGGGCTTGTGATCCTTATCGACCCGTCTATCCAGATAACGTAATCCTCAGCAAACTCTAACTTGTCTGGAAATACCTTAAACCACTTGGCATCCATACGAGGATCTGAGAAGCGTCTGCTTGTGATGACTTGCTGCCATCCTTGAGGCTTCTTAACACCGTCTAGGATCGCGTAGAAGGCCGTAGGAACGCTTTGTTTGACCGCGTAATGTAACGGGTCATAGTTGCCAAAGATCGCCGTGTAGACCGCCGCATTCATACAAAAAAACGCCCAACGTCGCGTCGGGCAAAGGAGGGGAAGGAGCCTACATTCATTTTAACCCATACCTTATTTCTTTGAGAATCTCTTCTGCTTGCAGTCTTAGGTCTATGGCTTTCCTGTGTAGCTCTACAGACAGATTGACGATTGTTAGTGCTCGTTGCTCTAGCGCACTTGTTGACTGCGCCTGCTCGATGATGTCTTGTGCGGCACTCATGGCTGCTGCTTCGTGTAAGTTCATGCGACCCTCAAATTAAACGGATTATTAAAGAAACTGACTCCTTCTTCCTGCTTGGATAGAACAGGCTTGAACTTCTTCTTCGGTCTTAACACCTTCTTGACCTCGTACTCGTCTTTGACCCACTCCCAAACACGTTCTTTGGTAAACGGGTCTATCCTAAACGATGTCTTTATACAACCTTTTTTAAGCAGAGCGTTTAGACAATTCACAGTGGTTTGCTTGTCGATCTTTGTCTGTAGCCTAACCGACTTTAAGTCAGCAGGTGTCTTACGCTTTTTCAGGTAAGTAAGAATCTTCTTTTGCTCGTCAGTCATCCTATCCTCGCTATCTCTCTTTCTAAGTACCAAATAGCCTTCTTGAGATCTTCAACCTCTTTACCTTTTAGACTCGCTCTCCAAACGTATTTCGTAGCATTACCAAGGTTGAAGTTCATATGCTCCGTGATCTCTATGCACTCTACGCCAGACGGGTGTGATGTGTAGTGTTTAGGATGGTTCACGTTGTCTTGACCTTCCCATTCATCAACAGCGCAACAATGTCCGCACCTTGGGCACTCAAAAGAATCTTTCATATTGTGATCGCCACTCATGTGTTCTCCTGATTTAGCTTAGTTCTTTCAGTCGTAGCACCGTTACGATATTCACCACCGTTCTTCTCCTTTAGCTTGGCTTCGATGGCGCAGGCAAAATTACCCCAATGCTGATTTTTTGAATGGATCTCTTGTATTTCATAAGCCGTCAGCCCAACCAATTCTTTCTTTGGTGGTGCGGTGTAGAGGGGTTCTAATTCACGGTCAGCAAAAGCATACGACTTAGTTTTCAGGGCAGACACAGACCCATCAAACCAAGTTTTCAGCCACAAAACCGGCTCTTGCTCTGTCTCTAGTGCTTGGCGCAGTTCGTCGATACCAGCCTCCCGCGCCATGCGGATGATGTCGTCTCTGTTCATTTCATGCCTCCGAAAACTCCTTGTGGTCGATATTCGTGCAACATGGCTCGTAGATTACCGAGCGTAGTTGTGCCGCACACTTTTGCTGCGAGCATTGGTTTGTCGCGCAGTAGGTGATCCAATGCCATACGACATTCGCGCAACAGTGCTGCCTGTTCATTCATCAGCACACCGTCACCAGCTGCAATAGCGTCATCCATTGTGGTCATTTCTCTCCCCTTGCTCGTATGGCAGCGGCGCAGTCTGCGGCAATCATTACCCCGTTGTGATCCATGCCATCACACACCTTCGCACACGCCTCACGCTCGGCAGCGGCAACAAGAACGGCGAAGCGTTTAATTTGCTCCATCGTTACGGGAACGGTCAGGCTTTCCTTCACTGGCGTCCAATCTGGACTGCCATCAGGCTCACGCCATTGCGTGTAAATGCCAGACCAGCCAGCCTCCCGAGCCATGCGGATAATGTCTTCTCGGTTCATGTGTTCTTCTCCTTTAGCTTGGCTTCAATGGCTTTACCGAATGCTTTGATACCGTAATTACTGCCATGCTGATAAAGATACTTATCTGCATATTCATAGATCTCTTCATCCGTCAGCGCAACCCATTCACGCTTTGGTGCAACGTAAAGCCTGTCTCCAAGTTTTATGTTCTTAGCGTTATCCCATGCGACCATTGGCCTGCCTGTTTTCTCAAACAGGTAAACATGCGCTACATGTCCTTCATCCGTTGGTGTCTTTGCTGTTTTGTTTTCGCTCATGCCATATCCCCTCTATAAAGTTGCCAAGCATCGCTAAGTTCTTGTCTGGCGATCCTTACCCTAAGCCTCATATAGTCAAGATCGTCAAGAAGAATTTTTAACTCGTTGGGATGCACCATCACATACGTTGTTTCGTCTGCTAGCTTTCTTAGTAGTGCGTAGGCTTTTTCTTTGTCTGTCATCAAAATTCCCCTTCTAAGTTGCGAGGTCTAATTATTTGCTTGAGTTTTGCAACCTGCTCTAGTCCTTTAGTCTTATCGCTAAGCCGTGTTTTCAATCAAAGCACGATCTCTATAAGAAATCTGCTTCCCGGCCATAACCAATGCGGCAACTTCAGGGATTCCAATAACAATAGGAGCGGGCAACGCCAAACCTTTTCTATCGTATTCATCATCTGGAGATCTTGACCCTCTCAACACCTTTGGATATTCTTCCCTTGGATTCTTGAAAAACACCCTGTAAGACTCCATAAAACGATGCTGCGTATAACTAAGCTCATCCATTGAAACGTTGGCAAACTTAACCCATCCTCCCATCGTGTCGATCACAGAATGGATAACTGGGTCATCAAAAACAACATCCTGCCAAGGCCCCGCCCTACCTATGGCTGCATATGCCTTAGCCCATGCTTGCTGAGCCTTATCTGTTGGCGTTCCTGATAGCTGCCTAACAATATCTGCGACCTTCGGCGCAAACTGGCCTCGCTCAGGGTCTGTGGCGTGTTTTGTTAAAGCCTTCCTTACTTGCTCAAATTCGTAGTGCTGACAAGCCTGCCACCAAATATCAACCACAAAAGGACTCGTCTCTTGTTTGTAATAGGCCATTACTGATGAAACTAGTTCTGCAAATTCAACTCTTTCAGACGCGTTCATTGCTTGCTCCTTGCCCACTCTAAAGCAACTTGACGATTCTTTTCCTCAAGGGCTATCTGCTTGTTAGCGGCCTTTGGTGTAACAAATTCAAGCACATCATCCCATCTACCCTGATTAAGCCAAGTTGACGGGTGAGGAATGTAATCAATCGACGTTTCTTTCATTGCCCAAAATTTTTTATGCTGCTTTATAGCCGCTCCAACAGCATTCTTATCCTCAGACTTAAGACGCTTCCAAGCCTTTTGAGCGGCTTTCTTTGCAACTTTCTTTGGATACTCCATCCAAAACTCTTCAAACTCCATCTTGATTCCCCTTTTTCTTTGCTTCAATGCCTAACAAAACGTACCGATTCATCCTTCCTTCTTTAGCCTCTTCTTCTGTGAAATAACCAAGGTATCCAACAAGCAAACCTGTTATCTCATCTCTTGAATTTGGGCCATCAAGAGGAAGTCTTGATATAACGTACTTCAAAAAATCGGTTTCGCTATGAACTTTCGTATGACATTGCTCACAAAGTAGGGCAAGTTGTTCCACATCGTATTCCCAAGGCTTGTAACCCTTGAAGTATTCTTTGTGATGAACATGCAGCATTTGCTCTGTATTGCCACATATCTCGCAAGCAAACCCCTTTGCTTGCATAACTTCCAGCCTTTTCTTTTGCCACATCGGACTCCGCAACAGATCTGAGTAGCTACCCATCATTTTCTCCAGGCAAAACCACGACCAACTACGAACAAAGTTCGTAGAGCTAATCAGGTGCCGTATTGCGTATAACACTCTTTGAGTTGGCCTGACCCAATACTCAAGGCTCTAGCGGGTGTCGACCCCGGCTCCGCAGCCATATCCTCTGCGGCCTCAAGCCCGGCTAAGCATTCTTGCTTGAATGCGCTTGCTCTTCGCGCATAGAGCGATTTACGACCGTTCTCGCCGGTCATCGTATAAACAATAAAAAAGGCCGCTTACTGCTGCTCTCGGTAGCAGAACCCAAGTCTTGCAACAAGGGTCGAGAGCATGAGTAAACGGCCTTAATACATTGTCTGCTACGACAACAAACTAATCTTATCAGATCTCCACAACCTTGCAAGTCCAGCCTTCTTTTAACTTACCCCATCCGTGAACCTCTATCTTCCAGCCTGCCCTCAAGATAGCCGGTAAGTGCTCACTCTCTGCAATCTTCTTCACTCTGGCTGATACGTTAGCTCTAGAAGTCGTCTGAACTAAGAGCGTCTCCTCGTCCTTGAGACAAAGGATGTCGCCTATCCCAAACAAGTCCTGCCTGATCCTGGCCCACGGGTTCCAGTGCTCGACGATCTGGCATAAGTAACCTCGCTCACGAAGCGCAGCTAAAGACCTCTGAGTAGGACTTACCGACGAACGGCGTTTCTTTTTGGTATCAGCGGCAGAGATTGTCGTCACGATGACAGTCTTATGTGATTGATAAGCCTAAGATTACTCCATCACAACAAGGAGCCAACATGAAAATCATACTCACACAAGAGCAGTTAGAAAAAATCATCAAGGAATATTTCGACAACGACTACAACATCAAGATCAACGAGATTGTATTTGCAGCTAACGTAGAACAGTTCTGCACGATCTACACAAAGGAAACACCATGAGCGTTGACTACGATGCTTGGTTAGACAGAAAACTTTACGAATACGACAGAGAGAGGGAACAAAATGACTACCAACAACAGTTGGAACAACAGGAGTACGAACTTGACGAAGTACAAGCCGACGAGGAGTGACTGGATCTTATGCACAGCATTAGGGATTTGCTACGGAACACTGCTCTACCTGTTCATCAAATAAAGGAGCCAAGCATGAAATTCAAC